CAATTCTGAGTTTGATAGAAACTGGTTTGATTATGGATATCGACGAGACATCATTCCGATTGACGATATAGATTGGTCAAAGAGTAGAAACCCATATTACAAAGGACTGTATGATTACGTCAAATCTACTGGGTATTATTTGTTCTGGAGAAACGAACATACAAACTTACATGAAGTGATGCGTTTCTGTGCAGAGGAATTTAGTGAATATCGGGCAAAAAATTTAATTGACCCGTTTATGTATGATAAGTTTTTTATTGATCCAGAGGTACAGTGGTCAGACTTTGCAACCAAGATTCACATGGAAAGAAGAACAGAACATGTTTTGAATCATGTTGATGATTATATCAGTCGTAAATTAAAAACCTAACATCGTACTAATTCGCGTTCCGAAGAACGATGCTTCCACATGATCGATCCTGTCATCCTTGAGTACAACCGGCGGAGTTTGATTTCCACCAGCTTGAGTGTTGTTATTATTTTGTATATTAACAGTCGGTGCTTCTGATGATGCCGGTGCGGCCGCGGATTCGGTTGCAGCTTCAATTCTTGCTGATGTATCACTGGCATTTTCTAGTTGTTCCGCAGTCGCTGCTTCCATAGTGTCTGCGGCTAATTCTTCTGCGTCTTGCCCGTATCCAGATTTTAGTGCAATTTCATCAAGGAGTTGTTGTGATCCTCCCGCTGAGTCCATTGCTACCTCTGCTGCCTTTGTTCCTAAGTCATCTCCAAATTCTGCACCCGCAACTCCCCCTACGATACCACCGACTAATCCACCAATGAATGTCCCTACAAGGGGAACAACCGATCCCATTGCTGCACCCATAGCTGCTCCTGACGCTGCACCAGCAAGAGCTCCCCCCGCCCTTCCCGCAGAACCAGCTCTATTTGCTTGTAATGCGGTTTGTGCCATGTCATATTCTTCTTGTGAGATTTCTCCAGCATCATAAGCTTGTTGGATTGCTTCAAATTTCTTTTCGTTATCAAAGGCATCTAACCCGCCTTCTACTACCGCAGCCACGGGAGCAACTGCTTTGAGTGCAACTCTACTGACAGTTTTTACTGTCTGAGCCGCACCCCGTCTTGTTGTTTGTTCAACGGCTTCTTCTGCTACTTCTGGAACCGCTCTCTCAGCTGCTTCTTTTGTTGCTTGTAATGCGCTTCCAGTTAATTGTTTACCTGTTCTTGTTGATACCGCTTTTCCTGTCTGGGGATCATATATTGCATTTCTTGTTTGAATTGGCTGACCAGCTTTATTAATTTTTGGTGTTGGTTTGGTGGGTGGATCGACTGCAACTGGTGTTGGTCTTACTTTTTCTATTATCTTTTTTGCTGCTTCTGCTGCAGCTGCCAGTCCTTTTTGAAGACCCGCACCAATACCAGTAATTTCAGCAGCTGTTGCACCCAAGAATTCTTCTACTGAATTTTTCAGACCAGATTCGTCTACTATTTCAGAGGCATCTGGTGTTGCTTTTGCCACTCTGGTGAGTAGAGCCGCACCAATACCAAGACCAACTCCAGCTGACGGCGAGGCCTTTTTACCAAACATTCCACTGATTGCTGCTTCATTTGGGGGGACAACATTTTTAGCGCCAGTTCCAGTACCAGTAAGATTCTCGGTGTTGCTTCTAATATCTACTAATACTCTTTCTATATCTTGCAGTTGTCTGACAACGGGGTCACCACTATCTGCGTCAGATAGAACGTCTGTTGCTTGTGCAGCTGATACTAACGGTTTTGATCCAGCACTAAATCCTAGGCCTCCAGAACCTCGTCCAGCAGCTGTTTGTCCAGCAGCAAGTGGGCCTTGGTTGCCCATGTCAACTGGTTCGGTTAATGCTCCCATAACACCAGTTGCACCGGCAACTCCAGCTCCCACCCCAGCACCTTTACCTACAGATTTACCTACAGATTTTGTCCCGCCGAGTAGTTTTTGTCCGTATGTTATAGCGCTTTGAATACCACGCGCTGCAGCTCCTGCGACCATTATTGATTACCTTTTAGTTTCTCTGCCTTCTTTTTGAGGTGTTGAATCAACATTGATATGTAAACTGTCCTCTCCCACGGCATCCAATTTTCAATTTCTGTCAAACTATATTTATGTTCTTGCATCAATAAAAAGTTAGATTTGAAAAAATTCTGCATGTTTTCATGGAAGAGGTTTATGCGAAAAAATCCAGATAACCATTCATGTAAATTTGATTTGTGGTTCCGCAATGCGGGCAGTCAAAATTGATTTCGTTTTCAACCACCGGCATAGTCTCAAAGAATTTTTTGATAATATCAAATTGATCACTAGTCATGTTATCAATAAATTCTATTTTTTCTTCCATGTTGATATCTTCACCCGATATCGTATCTTCTCCAAAATGAATAACATCCATACACGCAGCTGCAACATTGTATAGTTCTGATAATTGTTGTACTCCAGCAATTTCAGATAATTCTTTTGCAGTGGGGTATCTCATTTCAACTGTTAGTTTATCATTGACTTTACAAACCTTGGTGTGTTCATCGTTTGTATTCAACTTAAACGTGTCAAGAGATATTTCCATTTCTACATGTTTTTCACAATTGCCACATGCAAATTTTGCTGAGATTTTATCAGATACAGATATTTTTCTCAATTCAATAAACACACGTTGCATATCAAAGATGGGTAACTTCTCCCCATCAACTTTACCAAAGGAACAGTTTGTGATGATCTGTTGTGTTGCCTTGATCATATCGGATTCTTCACCCGACTCTGCTGCCAATACTAAAAGTTTTTCTTCTTTTACTAGGAAGGGTCTAAAAGAAACTTCCTTGTCTAGTGCGTGAACATGAATATCAACTAACGGATACTCCGTCATCGGTAGTGCCATAATTTACTCCATTTTTTATCCAAGTATATCCTCTAATGTTCTATTTACCTGTCTCTTAACAACATTGTTAATTGCACCTTTAATACCACCGCTGTTGTTGAAGTCTAAGATATCAAAAATACTGTTTCTATCACCAACCGCCCTAGACTGCCAATTTCTAAAGGCAAATGTTACGGATACTCTTACTATACCGTCACCACCTTGTGACACGGGAGTGATATTCAAGAGTCTGGGAAACGCATCATAGTAACGCCATCTTGCAGTTCGGTTGTCTTGTCTGTCAAGAGTGTGAACATCTATTTCACCAACCATGTCTTCATAAAACGCTACTTCTTTTGATCTTGGATTTACCTGTACTTTACCCATCCACTCTTCAAAGTATGATCTCACATCCCATGTGTCATCGCAGTAGAATGTAAATGCAGCAGTCTCTCCAAAATATTCAATACCATGAACCCTGTTCTCTGTCCAAGGGCCAATAGGTGTCGGAGTCCACTTTGTTTGTAGGCCTGGTATTTGCGCCTCTTCTACTAAAAGAGATACAGTTCTGTCCTCAGTAAAAAACAGAGGACTTGTGATAACTACTTCAAATCTATTTGACCTAGCTAAGTCTTGTTTTTGTACTTGTGATATGAAATCATTTAACTTAAAGTATGCCATTAAATCATGCTCCTAGAATCCGAGAATACCGTTCCCTTATTCACGTTGAAGTCTTCAACTGGCAGAAAGATTGCAGCTTTCCAATCCTGTGGATTGATTTCAAAGAATCCACTTTTCATTCTGGATGTCAGATATCTTTTTACGCATGGTTGAGCTTCTGGAAATCTTGATACATTTTTAAGTAAGGCCCAGTTTAATTCCATTTGGGTTTCTGATGTTATTGCTTGGTCGTTTGTTGTTTCTAATAGTTTACCCAACAATCTTGCTCTCAAAAGATATGGAAGGTAGTGTAAGTTAATTCCCCAAAATCCATTATTGGTTGGTTCAAAGGGCAGACACAGGGGAAATGCGTCAAAATATGGTAACTTGTCTTTAAACTTTGCATCATATCTAAACAAGTACATTGAACCAATGTCAACCTTGCCGGCACGCTTACCAATTTTAGAATTTATGGCAGAGGATGGTGTGTTTACGTTCCTCGCCACGTTTCTAACCTGATTCATATACCATTGGAAAGATTTTTGTCCTTGGTTTGAATCTGCTCTAATTGTTTCAAATGGATTTGCCATGGGACTATTTATAATCGGATTCCAAGCTCTTTCTCTGTTATTATCTTGAAAATCCAACCTCTGTCATCACAGAACTCTTGTGCTGACTTCCATTTAGCTTCATTGACTCCCCACTGGGCAACCTCTTGTAGATATTTTTTTGTTTTTCTTCTGGGTTCGGGTGGTCTAGTAAACCTATCTGGTTTTACTTCTATGAGATATGTTCCACCAACCGTTTTCAGATAAAAATCTACAAAGTATCGATGTATTCTTCTATCTAGTGGAGACCGATATGGTATTACCACTGTTTCCGATGCCCACTCAACCACATCTTGATTCAAGTCAGCCCAGTTCATAAATTTCAATTCATAACCAGACCTGTAGACAATATCACGGACATTGCCCTTGTATTTTGATGGATTTTTAGGAATAAATTTTCCTTGGTGTAATTCTTTTCTGTAAGGCATATAAATAGTCCCAATAACACTAATTATTTATTTGGGGCGAAAATGTCATTAATAGATTCACTTATAGGTTTTCTTAGGGGAGGCGGCGGAGACCAAGAAACTGCCGCTGGTATTGTTGCCGATGAACTTTCTAGTGGTAAAGCATTGACTGATGACCCCAGTGTTGGTCAAAGCAAAACATCAAAATTAAATTCAGTTTATCTTAGATACCCAGGCAATGTCGAGTCTGAAGATTATCCTCACTCTGTTAATTTTAAAGTTAATATCAGACAATCAAATAGAGTAGGTGATACTGGAAACAGTAGCAGTGGTGTTCCTATTGATCCAAATAGATTAGCACTGAGTGGTGATAATGTTAATCAAACGGCGGAAGACTTGGTAGGATTGGCTTTAACTGGT